GCCCCATGCCCCCCGTCCCCTGCCAACTACAACCCGGAACCAATGAACTACGTTGATTGCTACGAAATCACACCCGACGATCAATTTCCCGCTCCCATTGATTTCGAACCCGCTCCCGGTCGCGTCCCGTTCAATGGTGCAGTCAAGCGGAAGCCTGACGGGTTTCTGTGGCTCTATTGGATGCCTCAGGGTCGCAACTACCGCGATCAATACGATGACCTAGTCGGCTGGTATCAGGTGCCCCTTTTGGAAGAGCTGGAAGCCTGGACGATCGACAGCACCTGCCCAACCCCTGCAGAAGACGACCTAGAGCCTGATCATCCTGATTCTTGGTTGAGGCTTCTTGGTCTCATCTGATCTCACCCAATCGCACCCAATCGCACAATGTCGGACCTTTCTAAGCTCCTCTTTCATCTCACCCGCGTCAGCTCAAATATCAAAACCGGACCGATTCCCGTCTCCACCAGTAGCAAAGCAACCTGCCCAGCGTCTTGCCCTTTTGCAGGCAACGGGTGCTACGCGGAATCGGGACCGCTTGCCCTTCACTGGGCAAAGATCACACGTGGCGAACGTGGCGTGCCCTTCCGTGATTTCATGGCAGCCATAGCCTCTCTTCCAATTGGCCAAATATGGCGCCACAACCAAAGCGGTGATCTGCCCCACACTGCCGGGCGCATCTCTCGCCGTTTCATCCGGGCGATCGTGGCAGCCAATCGCGGGCGCAATGGCTACACCTACACACACCACGATCTGAAGCTAGGCGAGAATCTATCGTTGATCCGTTCAGCCAATCGCAACGGATTCACGGTCAACATTTCAACCGAAAGCGAAAGCGCTGCAGACTCTGCAATTGCAGCGGGTCTTCCTGCCGTGATGGCCGTGTCATCCACAGAATCCCGCGTTACGTGGTCGACCGCTGCAGGAAATCGGGTTCTCGTCTGCCCAGCTCAGCGCTCAGATACCACTACCTGTGCCAATTGCAAGCTGTGCCACAAGCGAGGCGCCCGCGTGATTATCGCCTTTCTTGCCCACGGAACGGGCAGGCGCAAGGCTGAAAAGGCGATCGCAGCCAACACCTAACGCAATCGCCACACTCTCACCCAATCGCCTCGGCATTGTCCGGGGCTTTTTTGTTGGGCACAAAAAAAGGGGGCATATGCCCCCTCATTCAATATTCAGTCTCGAGATCAATCGCCTCGAGTTCTTTAATCAATGCTTGCGCTTGTTTTATAGTTTCCTGAATGCGCTTGTTTGATTCTTCATCAATGCGCTTCAGTTCTTCTAAACGTGCGCCAAACATGTCTGCAATTTTCATTTGTCTAGGTGCGATTGGGTGGCATTTCTGCCACTGCAAATATAGCGCAGAGTCCTGCCGGTAGGGGTAAACTGTAACATACTGTAACTTGAGAATGAGTCGCAATTGCACGTCATATCCGCCTTTATTGATTCTCAATTGCACCCACTCCTGATTCTCAATTGCGGGTCCTTCCTGAGAATCGCGGCGTAGGTAATTTCGAACCCCTCTATTTCGCTAGCGTCAGGAGTATGCGTGTCGCAGCATACCCCGCTACCACTGCCTTAAACACCCGAAAATCAAAAAGTTGACCATTATATGCCCAAAATTGCCTACACGACACTGTTTTGCTTAAAACGGCGTTGTTTGGCTTAAATTGCGCCTATGTCGATCTGCAACACCAAGGAGCTGGCTGAGGAACTGGGCATCACGCAAGCCCGCATCAGTCAGATGAAGAGCCAAGGGCGCTTTGACGGGTGCTTCACGGTCAACCGCAACAAGATCGAATGGGACAAAGAAGCTGCGATCACCGCGTACAAAGATGGCAACCCACTTGCGTCTAGCAGCCCAACACGCAGGAAATCAGAAGACCTTGAAATTCCGAGCTTTAACGAAAGTCGTGCGAAGTCTGAACATTTCCGTGCCGAACTGGCTCGACTGGACCTCGAGGTCAAAGAAGATCAGCTTGTTGAGGTTTCTCGAGTGCAGCGCGAGGCTTTCACTAGCGCTAGGGCTGTACGTGATGCTCTGGGTAATATTCCTGATCGGGTCAGCAACCAGTTGGCTGCGGAATCGGATCCGGTCGTTATTCACCAGACATTGACGGAAGAGATCCGCAAAGCACTGGAGACGTTGACTGATGCGTGATGGTGCGCTGATCTATCGGGCTGCGTTCAAGGATGGGTTGAAGCCTGACCTGGATCTGACGGTGTCGCAATGGGCTGACATGTACCGCATGTTGTCCAACAAGGCATCAGCAGAACCCGGACCGTGGCGCACAGATCGCACCCCGTATCTGCGGGAGATCATGGACGCGATGTCGGCCAACTCACCTGTTCAGAAGGTGATCTTCATGGCTGGTGCGCAGCTTGGCAAAACGGAAGCGATCAATAACGTGGTTGGTTACATGATTGCCCACGCGCCGGGACCAGCACTGTTTGTGCAGCCGACGATCGAGATGGCTAAACGTTTGTCAAAGCAACGCCTTGACTCGTTGATCCATGAAACACCGTGCCTCGCAGAAAAGATTGCTCCCGCTCGAAGCCGCGATTCAGGCAACACGATGTTCAGCAAAGAATTCCCCGGTGGCATATTGCTGCTTACGGGTGCCAACTCCGCTACGGGCTTACGTTCTGCTCCTTGTCGCTGGGTGCTTCTTGATGAGGTTGACGCTTTCCCAGCAGATGTGGACGGTGAGGGCGACCCTTGCGCATTGGCGGAACGTCGTGCGTCAACGTTTAGCAGGCGCAAAATCATTCTGACTTCGACGCCAACGGTCAAAGATACAAGCCGGATTGAAACGGAATATTTGGCATCGGATCAACGTCGATATTTTGTCCCGTGTCCACATTGTGACCACATGCAATGGCTGCAATGGAAGAATTTGCAGTGGCGTGACGGTGATCCAAAGACTGCTGCGTACGTCTGCGAGAGTTGCGGGAGCCACATACCAGAGCATTACAAGAGCGAAATGCTTCGCAAGGGCGAGTGGCGTTCGACTGCTACCAGCCAAGATCCTCGGACGGTTGGATTCCATTTGTCCTCCTTGTATTCACCGTTGGGCTGGAAAAGTTGGGAGGAGATCGTTACTGAATTTTTACGTGCGAAAAACGACGCTCCCTTATTGAAGACTTTTGTTAACACGATTTTGGGCGAGACGTGGGAAGAGGAAACGGGGGCAAAACTCGGTGCGGATAGCCTTTCGGAACGAGCTGAGTTCTACCCCGCTGGCGAGGTGCCCAAAGGCGCTGTTATTTTGACCGCTGGTGTTGACGTACAGGACAACAGGGTTGCTGTCGGTTTGTACGGCTGGGGTAGCGGGGAGGAATGCTGGTTGATTAGTCATACAGAGGTGTATGGCGATCCAGCCGGTGAAAAGTTGTGGGGTCAAGTTGACGACCTACTACTAAGGGATTATCCGCATGCCGAAGGAGGGAGAATCAAAGTTTCGGCAATTGGTGTTGACTCTGGTGGTCACTTCACGAGTGAAGTTTATGCGTATGCCAGAAGTCGTAAAGGAAAAGGTGTGTTTGCGTTGAAAGGTCAATCGGTGAGAAATAAACCGCCGATTGGAAAGCCTTCCAAAGTTGATATTAATTACAAGGGTCAAGTGCTGAAAAATTCAGCAGAGGTCTATCCCGTTGGCAGTGACACGATCAAGTCCACTCTCTTCGGCCGGATGAAACACAACGAAATCGGCGCTGGATACATTCATTTTCACGCCGAGGCTGGCCAAGAGTATTTCAAGCAGCTCACCAGTGAGAAGCAGGTGGTGCGTTACGTCAAGGGTTTTGCGATTCGTGAATGGAAGAAAAAAGCTGGTGATCGGAACGAAGCATTGGACTGCTTTGTGTACAGCTACGCTGCGCTTCACTTCCTGTACATGCGCTTTAACAGAAATACGATCTTTGAGCAATTTGAACGAAGTATTGCCAAGCAGCAAAAATCTCTTGATACCAGTGACGTATTGCCCGACAAGCCGATAGACTCACCGTATCGCCCGCCACAGAGACGGGTACGGCGCAGCAATCCTTCCTTCGTGACGAGCTGGTGAACATTCTTGTCCCGAGTCTGATCTACGCGGGTGACACCGTCGTTTTTGACGTGCCTGCATTCAAGGATGCGATCGGCACCAATGTTGATAGCGGCAGTTATACATTGACTTGGTACGCCCGTACAAACACCGCTACGGAGGGTGCGACTGTTGTTGGCACCGCTGAAGGTGATGGCTGGCGGATCAATCTGTCATCGGCAACGACCGCTGAATTCAATGCTGGCAAGTGGACGTGGCAGGCAATTGCCACCTACAGCACCATCCAGTACACCGCTGGACGTGGCCAATTCACTGTCAAGGCGACAGCTCAATACACCGGTACACCCAGAGCATTTGATGATCGCTCCCGCGCTGAAATTGACCTTGGTTACGTCGAAGCTGCAATTCGCACACTCGCGCAAGGCGGCATGGTGCAGGAATACACGATTGGTGGTCGTAGCCTGAGGAGGTACAAAATGGCTGAGTTGCTGCAATTGCGAGACGAACTTAAAAATGAGATCGCAATGGAGCGCAAGGCTGAGCGCATCCGTCAAGGTCTTGGCAATCCTGGTCTCGCCAAAGTGAGGTTTCGCTAATGGCAATCTTCGGTATCGGTCGCACTGGCAACCTCAAGCGTCAACTTGCTGAAGTTGAACAAAAGAATTTGTATCTGAAGCGTGCTTATGCCGCTGCACAAAACAACAGGCTGACTTCTGATTGGGTTAGTCAAGCCACATCAGCCGATAGCGAAATTCGTGGCAGCATCCGCATGCTGCGTAATCGCGCCCGTCAGTTGGTGCGTGATTCTGATTTTGCCAAGGCTGCATTGCGAGCTGTTCGCAATAACGTTGTTGGCACTGGCATTCGCATGCAGGCTCAGGTGCGCATGCAACGTGGCGGTCGTCTTGCCGAAGATGTAAACCGTCGAATCGAAGAAGAGTGGGATCGCTGGACATCAGCAAAGCGTTGTCACGCTGGTGGCAAGTTGAGCTGGTATGACATTCAGCGTTTGAGCATTACGTCGATGCTTGAATCTGGCGAAGTATTTATTCGCCTCGTCAAACAGTCTTTCGGCAACAGCAAAGTGCCGCTTGGGCTGGAAATCATCGAGTCGGATTTGCTTGATGATGATTACAACGCCATTGCCAACAACGGCAATGAGATTCGGATGGGCGTTGAAATCGATAAGTGGGGGCGCCCTGTTGCGTATCACTTCTTCGATTACCACCCCGGTGATTACCAATTCAGCTATGCGCAGAAAGCAGTCAAGCGCCGCATCCGCATTCCCGCTGAAGACATCATTCACCTGTATTCGATTGAGCGTCCCGGTCAAACACGAGGTGTAAGCGCTTTTTCAACGGCGATCATGCGCCTGCGCAATCTTGGTGGCTACGAGGAAGCTGAAATTGTGGCTGCTCGTGCCAGCAGCAGCATGATGGCGTTCGTCAAGACACCTGATCAGGAGCTGTTTGAAGACGGCACCTTTGATCAGGAATCTGTTCTTGATTTCAGCCCCGGCAGCATTCGTCGTTTGGCACCGGGTGAAGAGATGCAGTTCTTCACGCCAAATCGCCCTGATGATGCATTCACGCCGTTTGTGCAACAGATGCTGCGTGCTGTGGCCGCTGGTATTGGTTGTTCCTACACCCAAGTAAGCAGCGACTTTTCGCAGAGCAACTACAGCTCCTCACGTCTTGAATTGCTTGAAACACGCACGCATTACAAGACGCTGCAGCAATATCTGATTGAGTCGTTGTGTGAAGAGGTGTATGAAAAGTGGCTCGAAATGGCAGTCTTGGCTGGTGTACTTGACCTACCTGCGTTTGATAGCAATCCCGAACGCTACGAGGAGGCGAAATGGATTGCGCCGGCTGCTCAATTTGTTGACCCACAAAAAGAAGCAGCAGCGTATAAAGAATTAATTCGCAGTGGCATCATGACGTTGTCACAAGTCATCGCATTGCACGGCGGTGATTTTGAGGATCAAATGCGTCAACGCCAGCATGAATTGGCGGTTGCTGATGAGCTTGGCATCATCCTCGACACTGATCCTTCTCAGGTCTCGAACAGCGGTGTAACTCAGCCTGTACCTGTGCCGCCCACTGAACATCCGCTACAACATGAAGAAGAACCTGAATTGGAAGACATAGACTGATGTCAAAGCCATTTCTTGAGCTAATGAAACGCGAGGCGAAGGGTTTCGCGCCAAGTCAGCCACAGACTCGTTCGGCGCCTGTTGTTGAACCTGTGGAAGATGGGCGCCCTTACCCCAATGAGCATGCTGCTCGTTTGAAGGATCCTGATCAATACGATCGCATCCGCCGCGTCAATGACGAAGGTGGTGCTGGTGTTGATTTCATTTATGGCATCAAGGATGGCACTTCTGAAATTCAAGCGATTCGATTTGACGCTGATCGATTCACCCCTGCTGAAGCCCGTCAATGGCTGAGCGATAAAGGGTTTGAAGCGATTGAATTCGAGGAAGCAACGGGCGAACGCGAAGAGCGTGCTGAACCCGATGGTCTAAAAGTTGGTGATTTTGTGAGCTGGGATAGCTCAGGTGGTCGCGCACGTGGTCGTATCGTTCGCATCGAACGCGATGGCAGCATCGATGTGCCTGACAGTGAATTTACAATCACTGGAACGGCAGAGGATCCGGCAGCTTTGATCACTATTTATCGTGATGGCGAAGCAACCGACACTCAAGTCGGCCATAAATTCAGCACATTGACCAAGATCGACTCTGTTCGCTTTTTTGAAGGCGAAACACTGAAGCGTGCGCTTAGCACTGAATTCCGCAGTGTTGATGAAGAACGTACGCTTGAATTCCCCTTTGCTAGCGAAGAACCGGTTGAGCGTTATTACGGAATGGAAGTCCTTTCCATGGATACAAAGTCCATGGATTTGTCTCGTCTAAATGACGGTGCACCACTGCTTTATCAACACGATCCAGATCGCATTGTTGGTGTAGTGCAAAAGGCAT